CCACGCGAAGCATAAACCAAATCCAATCCTGACACTCCGCTAAAAGTGAATGTTGTTTGCCCTTCATTTGCATTTGATTGCTTTACTTGAATAGGCGAACCGCTTATGATAATCACACCGCCTGGAGTTACGCTCGTTCCGCTCAATGTATATTCTTCTACTCCTTTAAGGCTTACGGCATAAGTAGCCAAATCCTCATAAGGGCTACTAATTGTTAAGCTATTAATCCACACATTACCCGCAAATATTGTTAAGCCTAATGCCGAACCGTTATCAATAACAAAGCGAATGCTAAATACATCTCTATTTTTTATCGCTCCCAATAAACTTAAATAATTATATTGGTCATTTAATATAACCAATCCATCGCCCTCAATAGTCCAACGCCCAATATTTGGTTTACTTTTCTCCCAATAAGCGGAAGTCTGCGAAGTAGTTATTTTTTCATCTATTTCAATGCTTAAATCACAATTGCGCATACAGGCAAAGGGGATGTCAATATCTAAATCGTCATCGTGCTTATAAAGCATTACATTATTTCCAATTATCGCGTTTGCCATACTGCAAATTTACATTTTTTAACCACATGGACCACCATAACTTATCTGTTCTATTGTTGCAGGTGTGCCGTTTCCAAAATAAGGCAATAATGAACCAAATTGAATACAACCAATAATTGTATTAGGACCTATTCCGCCACTAAATTCTATTACAGAACCGCCTTCGCAAAGTGCATAAGATATATCACCCGCTACAACTACTTCAAAAGTTGCACCAGCAACGCAATTGGTTGTTGGTTCTGTTCCTTTGGTTCTATTTACATAAGTAGTTGTTATTGTTGCATTTTGGTCGGTATCTGTTACCTCTAACAAAGTACCTTGAAATTCATTCATATCTAATGAAATAGTAGTGTTTCCAATTAAGTAAACTTTATCTTCTACATTAATTTGCGCGGGGTCTGTGTCGGCAAATGATAATCTATTAAACCCGCTATTTAACCCCTCAATGCTACTATCTATATTTATGATATTTTTACGGTATTGAATTACATAGTTTTTTACCATCAATTCAGCCAATGAGCGGTAAGTATCCGTTGGTCTTTCTAAGTTATACCAATTTACATACATATTGCCGTTGGAATCAGATATGAAACCTTTGTAACTAAATCTACCCAATACGTTAGAATTTACACCAAAAGGAAATTCAACGCTTTTTGTGTATGCTTTTGTATTGTCAATTTTGCTTTCTATAATAACTTCCTTAAAATCAGAATCTACTGTAACTCTAAAATCCCCTATTAATAAATTTTGCCCTGTTGCTGAATCTAAAATAAATCCAACATAAAGAGTTCCAGTTGATGGAGCTTGAAATGAATCAAAATTTTTATTTACAGAAATAGGATCACCGTCTACAATGTAGTAATCTGTAATAGGACCAGTAGCTATTTTCCAAGTTCCTTTTTTAGTTCCAGATGTAGTATTGCTAACATAATATGTATTAATTCCATCATTTAATATCATTACCATTTTGCAAGTTGCCGTTCCAGATGGAGAAGTTGCAGGGGTTGAATCAATTACCGAATATTTAAAGTTTATTATGTCGTATTTTGATATTAAAAATGGTGCTGTAGTTTCTACTTTAGCAAAATCACCAGCACTAAATAATTCTAATTCCCAATAATTAAATTCTTGACCTTGTTTATCTATTAAAAATGCTGCACCACTTCCGCCATTTGATTTAGCCCAACCTGGCGTTGCACCTGTATCAGAAAGTAATTTTAAATTAGCGTTAAATATATAATTTTCAGGAAATTCTATTTTGTTTTTACTTATTATATTATTGAATCCCTTTTTAAATATCTTTATTTGACCGCCTGTAACAAATATCATATCGGTAGGTACATTGCTAATGTCATCCATTGTTCCGCTTGATAATATTTCGCCATCTATATCATATAAAGTATAATATGGGTTTGGTAATGCCATTTGATTGATTTGCCAAATATTCCATTGACCTTTTGCATAAAACAACCTACAACCAAAAGAAAGTAATATATTTTTTAATAAATCTAATGAACTAATATATTCATTGTTTTCTATAATTCCACTAAGTTGTATAAACGATTGTTGGAATGGGTCGAATGATGGGTCATCGTTTCTATCATTCATTGCTTCTGCATAAATACTAACGGAAGCGAAAATATTGTTATCCGTTGGCGTTCCAACATCGGATATTGCTTTGCATAAACAATATAAAATGCTTTTATATACGTTGGTTTCGGTCAATTGCGATTCGCTAAAAGTTATATCTTTCAACATACCTAATCCACAAATAGCATTGAAAAATATAGACTTTATGCCTGTGCTAAAATTAAATTGCACGTCATCCGATAAAACCCATCCTTGCCATTCTAAAGTAGAATCTTTTATTACCTTACAAATGTATTTACGATCATTTAAGGTCGTAAAGTCTGGCATATCTTCTACGTTATCCGTTACATCTAATTCAACATTCACTTGACTTGCATATATCATCTCAAAGGGATCATCGCCTTGCGGTATGTATTGCAAATTAAATGAATCGCAAGGGTACTCAATAACGCTGCCATCATATCCATCTTCCCATAATTCAATGTAGATTTGTTCGCCGCTTTGCGAATTAAATTCAGATAAGTATTTTTTTGCGTATGCCATTTTTAACCTCTCCTTAAACCCATACTTGTACGAGTTCTATTTTGCCCCATTAAAATATTATTGCCCGATAAGAAACCAAAGAAACCGCTTCCGCCACCTTGACTATTAGCAACAGACGCCCCGATGCTGCCTAAAGCGCTACCACCAGCCCCGCCAAATGCACCAGCTACAACACTTCCGCCACCTGTAAAGGCTGCCATAAGAGCCTTAAATATTAAAGCCTTTGCAATAGCCGCCGTTAAATCTAATACTATCTTTTTCAATGTATTTGTAAGCGCTTCGCCCATATCTTGACCATACAATAAAGCGTTACCCATTGAAGTAAATAGACTAGTACCTGCGGTTGCTAATTCGTTAGCCATTGCTTGTTGTTGGTTAAACAATACATCGGCATTGTAATTGGCTAATATAAGCTGCTCTCTTTGCATCAACAAAGAGTTGCCTAATGTCAAATTTTCAAGGCTTTTAACGCCTGTATTCCCTGTATATGGTATTGAAACCAATGAAGTATCAACGGGCTTGAATCCGCTTTTATCTACAACATTTGCAGTTGCTAAATAATTATCTAATGAAGTTGCTTTTAAATTTGTAGCACCACCTTTTTTTGGAGCAGCGCCAAGCATTTGCGCATCATTAAACTTATTTTGCTCTTTAGTTGTTGCATTTAACATATCTTTCATCTTAGAAAGATATTTTGAACCAAAATCATATGATTCAGAAGCCTTATCTACTGCATCAACGGCTAATTTATTTTTAACAATATTTGCAGTAGTAGCATCAGTTAAAGACATTAAAGGAACTACATAATCATTTATTGCTTTACTAACCGCGCCTAATCTATTAGCCCTATCCTTATCGTTTTCAATAGCTATTTTAAATTGCTTTGCTTCTTCTTCTGCTATAATAGTTGAATATGCTTGAATCCTTGCTTTTCGCATTAAAGCATCTGAAAGATTATCAGTTACATTTTTTAAAGATGCGGCATCATTTATATCTACTTTTTGTAATTGATTATATCCTGGATATGCTTCTTTTAATTGATTTAACGCGCGTTTTCTTTCGTCAGTAGAAACGGTTACATCATTTGTAATAGCTACCAAAGATTGTATTGTAGCTATTTCCGCTTTTGCAGAACCCATGCTTTTACTTAATGTATCCGAAAAAGCAGTTTGTGCTTTGTTCAAAGCAACAGTTTCTTTACTAGCAGACATTAAATCATCGCCAAACGTAACCAACAAAGCACTTGCAACCGATAAGGCAACCCCTATACCCGCTGGACCCATCAATCCAGCCCCTAACGCTTTTAATGCCGTTCCTGTGCTTCCTGTTTCAGCCTTTAATCTTTGAAATGATTCTAATAAAGGGTTAAGGTTATTTTGAATACCAATAAACCCATAAGGTGAATCTTGGGCAACCCTTCCTAAATTTGTTAATGCATTCGCGGCTTTTTCAGTTCCTTTTGCCGAATTACTTAATGCAGCATTGGCTTTTGTTGCTTCTTTACTTACATTATTTAACTCTGCAGTAGTTTCTTTTAACCCAGCAATGGCAGCTTTATTGTTAGCCGTTATATCAATCCGTAAAGTTTCATTAGCCATTGCCGTACAATTTTAACATTTTTAATCTTTCATCTTCACTTATTGCTTTGCCTCTTTCTTTCTTTTTATCCCAAACCAACGGCAAAATTTGTTCGGGCGTTTTCTTTTTCTTATCCGCACTATTCATCGCATATTGCATCCAATACAAAAGGCGTGTTTGTTCCCATTTATTACGCGACCTATTTTGATAGCCACGAATAAATAAAGTCAAATCACGCCAATTAATATCTTCCAAATCACTAGGCTTCATCCCCGCCTCGTAGGCGTTTACTTCAATGTCATCCCATGTAAATTGCTCTAACTTTTTTTTTCCGCTTCTTCTTTCTCACTTAAGTTAGTTGTATGCGAAGCAATCACATATTTCAAATAATCCATTATAACTCCTTCTGCTTTTACGCCACCCGCTTCATCTATCCACTCACATACTTCTATTTCACTAAAAGCCCTATCACTTTTTGACTTTGCAGCCGCGTATTCAGCACCAATTAAAAGAAACTCGGTAACATAATTTAATATACTATCACCTTCACTAAGCATTAAGAAATATTCAGTTGGTTTTAGGTTATGCTTTGCGCAAAATTGCTTCATTGCAAAATAACCCCATTTTAATTGAATTGTTCCGCTTGGTAGTTTTAATTCAAACATATTAATAAGTTACGGTTTGCGTAAATGGTGGAGCAGCACAAGTGAAAGTAACGCTAAAGGTAGCTAATTCGTCATCAGCCGCCACTAACTCTAATTCACTAATATAAGCAGTACCGCCATAGGTAACATCTCCTGTTGTTGGTGATGCCTTACCAAATTTAATGCTGATAATTGAACCTTTTGTAAAAATAGAATACAATTCAGCATAACCTTGATTTGTTGGCGTTCCTGTATCTGGATCAATCAAAAATCCTTCTCCTGAAATAGAAGCCTCGTACTTTGCTCCAGGGATTGATTTGTTGCCGCATTTACTAGATGCATCTAAAACGGTTAATGAGTTGGTAATAGTATTGCTAGTTAAGCAAACTACATTTTTGTATGAGCTTCCGCCTGTCGGATCTATCGTTATGATAATATCACGACCGTTTACTTCGTTGTTTGGCATAATAAATTAATTTGTACAAAGATAATTAAATTTGATTTACCAAATGCCTAAATCTTATCAAAGTACGAAAAATATTATCCGTTGGGTTTAA